GGGACATTCTTCCACAAATCAAATCAACTGTTCCGGCTCCAGAGTCTCCTCTGCCGCCATATCCAGAAAAAACAGAAGACGGGCGATCTTTCCCGACTACTACATAAGCATTCGTTCCATTTTCCATTACCTTTTCCGCCTGTGCTTGTTCAAACAAAGGCATTGGTTCAGATACTCTAGAGCCTGCAATCCCTCTTCCATATTTATTGTTCAAATACGCAGGTGAAGATTCTAAATCTTTTTTCAATTCTTGCTTCAAGTTTTCTAAGCTTAGTGCTTTTTTGTATTTTGACATTACGATTCTCCATTGTATAATTAGTGCAAAATCACAATATTGTAATATGAACATGTTGCTGATAATATTCGACAGTTACACTACCGCCTTGTTCTTCTGCTGCCGCCACAACAGCAGCAACAAACCTAGTTTCTAGCATCTGTTTTTTTGACAGCTTTGAGGCAGTCTCATAGCCAAACTCAACTTTAAGATGACTTCTCGTATGTATATCGACAGCAGTACCATTACCATGTCCTCTGGCTCCCGGTTTAGAATACTTTTCCTGTACATGCTTTGAGTAAGCCGCAATAGCCAAATCTCTGGCATCGGCAGCTCCTGCTTTATGTCGCGCCCATTGATTAGCCACCTCGTTATTGTACCATGTATCCGCATAAAGATCTGTAATTCCGGAAGTTGATCCTTCCTTGTCGCACTTTTCCCACATTAAACGAACTTGTGTCTCTACTGTCCTAAAAGTACCCGAAACTTTTACCTTGCCATGATTCGAATCTGCAATTATTGGATCATTCATTGGTATTTTAGCATAAAGTGCTGCCGAAAAGCGATTCATAAAATCGATAATAACATTTGACATCATCATACTTGAGCCAGCAGTCCAAGGCAATTCTTTATAATTGGGCAACTCATCGAATCTCATGGTTGGAGGCTCAACCATCATTCCAGCACCATTTGGCATAGGCATACCTCCACCGGGAAATGGAGTACATTGTAGCCCGGGCTTTCCATTGTTTTGAACTGCTGTAGCGTCTGCCGGAGTCTGGGAATTTGAGACGCTTAATGATGGATTATCATTTATTCCTGCGGTTGGTGTTCCAGATCCATCCAAGCCAGTAGGTAATTTAGCATTTCTATTCGCTCGTCGAGTATATTCTGTTGGCGTATCGATACCATTGTTCGCAGCTATTACATTATCTGGGAATCGATAATTAGGATCCCCAATGCCTAGTGGATAGAATACAGCCATGTAAAGATCCATTGGAGTCGAATAGTTTGAATTCCTTCTTTTGTGAGGAAGCTCAAAATATCTTTGTACAAAATCCATCTGAGTTCTGGCATCAAGAGAACGTAAATAGCTAGTAGTTGTACCTAAATCTGTTGCTGCACCAGTACCAAATTGAATTAACCCAGTGTATCCCAATGAATTGGTGATACTTGGATCAAATGTACCGGCACTTTCAAAATTAATCAGATTCGCTAACCAATAAGGGTTTGTTCCAATATTTCTTGCAACCTGTACAATCTTATCAGCAAATCCAGCAGATTGTGGATAAGCAGTTGCTATTTCTTGTGCGTATTGTTGATCTGAAATATTCGAAGAACTTGTAGTGACAGATTGCTGGCTTGTGGTTGTTGAATTGTCAGAAGTTGGCTGTGCAGTAGAAGCTTCTGGTGCTGGAGTGGTTGTCTCTGTTGGAGTGGCTGCAGTAGTTACCGGATCTATAACGTTTGCTTTTTCTTCCTCTTCTACTGTCACTTTGCTATTTAGCAAGTTTTGCTTTTCTTCTTCAGTCAGCTCCATTTTTTCCCAAACTGTATGCATCATACTACCTTTGAGTCTAAAATAATTGTCGTACAGTACTTCACCAATACCAGTAACAACTTCCTCATCAATAATACTTGAAGTTCTTTCGCCATAAAGACATGGGTTTTGAGGAGATTTAAGAAAATTTACCCCATCTAGATAATAAGCTTGCCTTGTTATCGAAGGGCGATCAACAAGATCATAGATAGTTTCATCATCATAATTTCTAAAATCAAAATGATTATCCGAAGCGTATATAAAATCTATCTTCAAGCTTTCTTCATCTTCATTGGCAAAAAAATCATAATTTACTGTTCTCTCTGTTATATAGCCATAAAACTCTATCGATAATGAATTGGTATTATTATAGATCGTATCATTAATTGTCATTATTTGTTCAATTGTTTCATCAAAATATTGATACATGACGTAGTCCAAAGGAACTAGTTTTCCTATTTCTATTAGAAAAATAAAATTGTCAAAAAATTTATCATAACTTTGCTTTATCATGACTCCTATCTTAATGCCCAAACTAAAACATTCTTGCAAAACCGCAATTAAACGATCAGTGTCTTTAATGGTTCTATTTCCATCCGCTATTGTAATACATACATTAAAAACTTCTTTTCTAGTGAGAATCTCTTTTGTTTCTGCTGGGCTTTGAAACTCTTTTATACTGTTAAACTCATCAATCGAAACCAAATACAAGGCTCTTTGAGCTCTAGTGATCTTGTCTTGCCTCTCTTGCTCTTCTATAGATTCTTGTTCTTCCTTAGATATTGGCTCTTCAATTCCTTCTGTTACTCCTTCTATCGCCGGATCATTTGTTTTCTCGGCTTCTGTAGGGTTTGTTTGTTGAGAATCTCCTGTTGGCTGAGTCAAGTTAAGCGGAGGAGCTGCAGCTTTTAAAGCATCGGCAGTCTTACAAACTCCACCGCCAGCAGGAGGTGCCGAACTATTTACATTCGCAACAACTTGGGCTCCTGTAAAATTATTCTTATCTTGAAAATCAATTGTAACAATATCGCCAACCTCTGGTATTGCTTTATCTTTCATCAATATCGCCTTTGGATGTCGGTTGATCGCATCATAATCTTCAGAATCGACTGGCTCAGGTAAGTGTGCATGCAACTCTGGTATTCTAAATCTTATCTCTACATAATCCGGGATCACTCCCTTTTCTTTTTTAAGATAGGACATCATTGGATTTTTCCAAAGTATATTATCAATAGGCTTATCTTTGATGACTTCCAATACAACAGCATTCATCTGCCCTACCTGTTCAAAAGCATCTGCTGTGTGCTTATCTCTGATATTCTTTTTCAGTTCATGAAAAATAGATTGCCTAGAGCGATCAGAAAATGATCTTCTTGCATTCTTTGGTGATATTTGATTTAGTTCTCCAACCGGTGGTATAAACTTTGACGACATTCATTAATCCTCCTTATCTTTATCCTGGATCATATCGTAAATGTCATCTTTGTCATTTCCAGAAAAAGAAAACATTGAATCTTTCTTTTCGTTTTTTTGTACTAGTGCAGCTATCTTGACTAACTGCTCGTTTGATCTCTGAAGTGTTTCAACATATTTCGCCGCTGCCAGTGACACTTCTTTATGTGCATGTTCGCTTTGCCCTGCAATAACAATAAGATCGCTCAACAATTCTTGGGTTGTTTCACGATCTTTTCTAATGTTTTCAACAGCTTCTTCTAATAATTTATTTAATTTTTTGGACACTACTCTTCACCATTCTCATACCTTTTTTTGAAATCTTCGTATTTCTCTCTCATTTTTGAAAGTTGAGCAACGATCTGTTTTGTGTTTAATCCAGTTATTTCTCTAAGGTATAAGTAAATAGCCTTTTTATTAAATATTTCTATCTTGTCTGCATTGTCAATAAGAGTATTGATAGCGTCATATACTTTTCTTTCATTTGGGCGCATTGAGATAGACTCCCAAGAAGAAATTTCATCTTTAAGTAAATTCATGAATTCTTGTCTTTCCGAGTTTTCATGATATACATCTTCAGAGCCAGGCTCAAACCCTGCTTCTATTTGCCCTTCAAGCGAAGTTTCTCTTTGGTTTTTCTTTTTGTTTTTCTTTACTTGCGCTATAAACCAATTCTTTGTAATAACCGAGAAATAGGAAAAAGCTTTGTGTCCTTTTTCTGGCTTAAACTTATGCAAAATAGTCACCAACATAACCTTACAATCCTGTTGTAATTCAGTAATGTTTGGTAAAGTTGTGAACTTGTATGTATATACAATTTTATCCACCATCTCATTTAGGGCAGGGTGGATTAGTGTTTCATAAAGTTCAGATTTTCTTTTTGAATCTGTATTTGGATCATTGAATTCAATGATCGCATTTTCATGCACTTTAGTAAAGTACATTCTTTTTGTTCTAGGCTTCTTCTGGTTTGTCATCTATTTCTTCCTCCAATTCATCTTCAAATACAACCATCACTTGAGAATATTTTTCAATATCTCCTGCTAATCTTTTCATATGCTGAATAAGGGCGGTGATTGTTGGATCTCCATAGAAGGATTCGACTTTGTTTATAGCCCTTAAATGAGTAGCAAATTCGAGCAACTTATCTTTCAATTCATAGAATTGATCTTCCATAGATATTAAGTTCTTCAAAAGTTTATAAATATACCACCCCAAAAGAGCATTGATGAGGATTGAAAATCCTAATATAAAATATAAAATCATAATTTAAAATTCCTGTCAATATTCTTTTTGTATTCCTTTACTTCTCTTTTTGTTTCTTCGATTGTACGATTGACTACATCACCAACTCTTTCTGTTGGAGTATTGATCTTTGTTTCCCCAAGCAAAGCAGGAATACGAACGACAGAAGGAGCATCACAAACATTACAATTCGTGTGCTCCTCAGTCATTCCATGCCAAACTTCATATTCGCTCTCACAAGCGTTACAGCAGTATGAATACTTCGGCATTATTGTACACTCGTCTCAATTGTTCCACCTTCGGGTTGATTTTGAGTTCTCAAAATAGGTGGATTCATCACGATCACGCCTTCAGTTGGGTGTACAGTCAACTTCAAGCCCTTAAGGACGGGTACAATGTCAGTTTGATTAAGAAGGCTATTTTGTAAAGCCATCATAATTGCTGCTAATGCTTGATCAGATAAATGTGTAGTTTGAACTTCATTGCTCATATTATTTCTCCTTTTAATTATTATACGATTTAGGTGTTGGTTTTATTCACTTTTTCTTTACCAAATAAACAAATTAAATTATCTCTATCGCCTCTAATCGTTTTAATTTTTTTAGATATCTCATCATAAAAATTCCAAGCGAGTATCAAAATATCTAAATCTTCATCCCAATTAGCTAATCTTTCTAGCCCTACGATAGGTATATCTAGTTTAGGTATCGATTTACCAATTTTAAGTTTGTTTTCATCTACAACATACTCCGGAGTTATATTAAGTGAATGCAGAGCCACCACACCTTTTGCAGCCGCCCCAAATGCAACCAAAGGGTTAGACGTCAGATTATCATAAAAACTGTTCTCAAGGGCGAATATGCTGCTCTGAAATGTGTCATAAAGTTCTATCCCATATCTTCCAGACTCTATTTCTTGTTGTATACGTTTTTGGAGTCTGTCAGTTTTATAATCTTCCATGCTGATTATAAATACATAAGATTTTCCATGGATTTCCGGAAGTATTATATCATTGACAAACAATCCAACTCTAGAACAAACTGCTTGCATAGATCTAACACTAAAAAAGGATAGATGTTCATGATAGACTGTGTCAAACTGACGTTCTTCAACCATATCTCTTTGGCTAGTTTGGATAACTATTTTACCACCGACTGCAAGATTTTTCTTACATTCTAACAAGAACTGTTTAGGATTTGGGACATGAGCAAAAACATTTAATGCCGTGATGAAATCAAACTTACAGTCGAACCCAATATCATCCGATCCAAAGAAGCTTACATACGTATTAATTCCTTTCTTTTTTGCTAATGGTTCTAGATTTTCAGCCGGATCGACTCCATACAAATCCCATCCATATTTGTTAAACTTATCTAAAAACGTACCGTCGTTACTGGCAATGTCTAAGATTTTGGCACTTTTGTCGTCGAACATGTTATATAAAATGCCTGATAAGTATTCACAATAGTCGTGCATTGTCTTAGAAGTACCAGTAACATAGTAATAATCTTTAAACAACATTTCTGGCTCAACTGAAACAGATAACTGGGAATGCCAACAGTTTCCACACACATTTACGCTCAGTGGTGCTTGGTAGTATTCATCACTAAAATTTGATACAAGGTTGTTTGCTAATGGCTGTTCACCTAAATCTAAAAACTTTTTCATCTTATTGCTTCCACAGCAAAGACATTCGCTTAATTTTTTATGCATATTCTTTTCTCCCAATAGTCTGAAATGTTCCACCAAATTGTTGAACACGATAGACAGATCGATCATATGAAATTTTCATCCCACCTCTAGGATTTGGATGAAGCCAGTTTCCCTCTCCGTTCTGTTCAAAGACAGAATGTCTCACATTATCAGGCGCATAAGGATCAATTCCAGTTGTCTTAAATGATGTAAATCCTTCATCTAGAAGCCATGCAACCGCTGTCTCACCCGAACTGATCACAGAGTACATCCTAACATCCTCTGTTTCTGGATAAGGGTGGAAATTAAATGTGTAATTAAACACATTGATGTGTTTCGGAAGTGTATCTTTAATCAAGTCATACGCCAAAGTATCACCTTTATTTTCTAGGTTGAATCTTAGTGGTATGATAAGGTTTTCAATCTTATCAAAATAATTTGGTATTTTTAAAAACTGCTCATATATGTACAAATCTCCTAAAAATTGAAAATTAATTCGATCCGTCATTCTACCAGAAGTATTGAGACAACACGTATACATTGAATCATCCGCCTTTACATATCTGCATGTCGGCCCTTTGCCAATTAATACAATCTCTTTGTTTCTGTCATATTCACTAGGCAACTGCTTCTTTACATCTCTTTTTCCTTTTGGTGTTCTTAGCCAATTCATTGACACACCTCCTGTAATATTTCACTCCAATTGTTGTCATACTTTATAGCCTTGTCGTCAATGTAATATTTTGCTCTAGGTTTTTCATATGTAATGTAATCAATGTACTTTATTACGTCATGTTTTTCTAGCCACTCTTTAACCAATTCCATACCAGTCATGCCATTTACTAAAGGACGATCTGGACGTGCCTTTGCTGTGAATATAATTACATTGTATTGTTCTGATAGTTTCTTTAATGCTTCTAGAGATCCGGGCAGTGGATCGCCATAGCATGTACCATCCCCCCAGCCTTTAAAGTCGTGAATTACGCCATCGAAATCTACAGCAATATTTATCTTTTCGTGCTCGAATCCCGGTGGCACATCTTGTTTTAAGAATTTACTCATCTTCCCTCCAGTTTTTTGATTTCATTCATTCTTTGTTTTGCTTTTCCGCCAATCGAAGGACAAGGATATCCAGCGGCATGTATCAACTGATAAAACATCATTGTCGACATCACCTCTGAAGTGTGATAGTATATCACATCTTGATTAATAAAATTAATTTGATCAACTTTCTCTTTTTTCTCTTGAGCACATATCATATGACATTTACAGCCTCTTTCGGCTGCCATACTAAGGGCATTGACTAAACTAAAAGAAGATGCCCCATTTACCGAACATGACATTCCTAAAATCAATACTCTTTTTGGATCTAAAAATCTTAATCGTTGTTCGATCCATTTAGCAAACCAAACCTCAAAAGAGTTGTCTGATATGATGCTGGTTGCCACAATCCCAGATCCGGGACATATAGCATTCTTATTTGTTAATCTAGAGATATCTACTGCTGCATGATCAGCGATTGACATATTACCTCCGTTTCCGACAATGAAAACATGATCCAGATTATTAAAATCATTTTCTAGTTTTATCCATTCGTCTGAATTCATAAGTTTGTTGAATTTTTCTTGTAGGTTTTCCATATCAACTATAGTTCTATTATTTTTTGTCATCTTTTTTCTACTCCTTAAACGGCCATGTTGAATATCCCAAGCCAGATTCTAAAAATTTAATTTGCCATGGGGCATCGATTTCCATCATGGTGTCTTGTATATATGCCCCTATTCTATTTCCTAAAAAAGGAAAAGGAAGAAGCCCACTGTTTTCCACTATTGCACTCTTCTTAATTATCCAAAAGGATCCATTCATGAAATAAGTTTTTCCTGCAGAGTTTCTGTCGTTTGCAAGTTTACCTCTGAGATTGTTTTTTATAAAATCTTGATCGACTATAGTCTGCAACTCTCCATCTACAATCTTAAATGCTCGGAAAGGATTGAACATAGTATATTCAGAAACTGCTTGAATAGAATCTAAGTCTGGATTGCTTAGCATCATGTTGATGGCATTATCCAAATCTATAGTTCTTGCTCCCAGCGTATTTCCAAAAAGCACAACTAGGTAATCACAATTCTCTCCAGTTAAACGTTCTATTTCTTCAATACCATGCAGCATTGTGTCTCTGTGAGATGAATCATCTTGACACAGATACTCTGGGCGTTTGATAAACTTATATCCATATTTTGTGGCGTTTTGTTCGATAATGTCATAATCTGAGGATACGTAGACATCTTTAATCATTTCGCTATCCAAAGCATATAGAGTATTATGAAGATACAGAGGCTTCCCTTTGATTTCCATAATGTTTTTATTTGGAACAGATTTACTTCCGGCTCTAGCAGTTTGAAGAGCATAAAAATTCTTTTTCATTTTTTTTCTCCTGTTAATGATAAATCAATTGGCATTTTGAAGCCAAAATCAAAGTCTTTCAATTGACAAGGCAAAACATTATCTTTTCTTTGTTTTGCTATTTCAAACAAAGTCCTTCTAATAGAATATACGTGTGAGACTCCTGTTTTATTCAGTTTAATTTCTGATAATATTTTTGGAGCAATTATATCAATGTAGTCTTTGGAACTCCACTGATCGGTGAATGCTTTATCATACGGGAAGGTTTCTCCAAAAAAACTAGTCCTTATGACTAGCGAGTTATCATATGTTCTTACGATCAATTCTGCTGATGTTTTCGTTTTGGCATATTTTGAAACAGGGTTTATTGCATCAGTTGTTTTGTACCTTCCCTTGTTCCCATCAAACACTGCATCAGTTGAGATATAAATTAATTTTATGCCTCTTTTGACTGATTCTTTAAAAATATTGTATGTACCAATCACATTGACATCGATACACTTAATATAATCTGATTCTGCTTTTTTCACGTCTGTGTATGCCGCCATGTGAATTACGAGATCAAAATTATTTCTTTGAAAATATTCAATAACGTTATCTTCATTAGTGATATCTAATTCGAATGATGTAGGTGATAAAACGTCATATCCTCCATTTAACAATAGTGGAACTAGATTTGTCCCTAACAGTCCAGCCCCACCAGTAATCAAACATCTTGTCCCCATCCTACTTCATCCAATCTGTATAGATACGACATTTCTGCTCAGGTTGCCACCCTAAGTCTCTAAGTTTTTTACTACTCACAGAGTACCTTAAATCTTGTCCCCATCGGTTTGGGACAAACTCAATACACTCCCTACCTGTATTGTATCGATCTAATATCTGATCAACTACTTCTAAGTTTGTCATGTGGTTTTCTGCGGCGACATTATAAATCTCATTTTTCTTTCCATTCTCTAGAATGCAAAAAAGCCCTGAGATATTGTCTTTTACATATGTCCAATCTCTAATGTACGAGCCGTCTCCGTGAATAGGAATCTTTTTTCCCCTTAAGATACTACTAATACACTTTGGGATCAGTTTTTCTTCAAATTGTCTTTCTCCGTAGTTATTTGCACTTCTAGAGATAACATATTCAATTCCATAAGTCCTGCCATATGCCAAAATCATCATTTCTGCTGCCGCTTTTGTTGATGAATACGGGTTTGATGGCGATAATTTATCTGTCTCAACAAAAGAACCCTCTAGCCTATCACCATAAACCTCATCAGTGCTAATATGAAAGAATAGAGGACGATTGTATTCTCTTTTTCCTCTAATCAACTCTAGCAAGTTATGTACACCCATAATATTACTTTTAACAAATGGTTCTGTCTCTCTAATAGAATTATCAACATGAGATTCTGCGGCGAAATTGAACAAAACATCACAAATAGGAAGGCTATCAATTTCTGAAATATCTGCCTTAATAAGTGTGTAATTGGGATGCTCATCCCAAGGCAATTCTTTGTTTGCTGCATATGTCATCTTATCGATATCCAAAACAGTATGTCCTCTATTTAAGGCTTCTTCTACGAAGTGAGATCCAATAAAACCTCTACCTCCGGTAACTATAAATTTCATATTATCCTCCAGTTTAAATTTTTAGTTGAAAAAGATAAAAAACTTTCCGCACTTTTATCCTTATCTGATAAAATGCATTCTTCTTTATTAATTCCCCAATTTATATTCAGTTTTTTATCAAAAGGATCAATTGATCCTTCGCATTGTGGGTTATATAGCCCAGTTTGAAAATATAAAATAGTCGTATCATCTTCCAAGCTCAGAAATCCATGTGCAAATCCCGGTTGAACATATATAGAATTATTTTTTTCGGGAGTACAATGAATGATTTCGTGAGTACCATATAATGGGGAATCGATTCGCAAATCTACTATACAATCCAATATTTCACCTTTAATTAAATTAATTTGTTTTCCCATTGGTGGCATGTATTGATAATGCAATCCCCTTAAAACATTTTTTTTTGATATTGATATGCTGTATTGAGCTATTGTAGAATCAGTAATATTTGCTATTTCATGAAAACTACCTCTTGAATCTTTAAACTTAATATTATTATTGATTTTAAACTTACTCATTTTAAAACCTCACAGCATTATTAAAGTTTGGTATACTCCAAATTTTACTAAACAACATAATATCGCTCACAAATTGATGATCTTTTTTGAATTCTCCAATGCTATTTAAATTTGTAGATTCCTCATGGTATAAAAAGATGTCTTTTCCATAGTAATGAACTTGTCTTCTATCTGCAATGGCTCTTAAACAAATATCTATATCATTAAAAATCTTAGCAAAAGAAGGGTTAAGCCCTCCAACATTTGCTAGCCATTCTAAATCAGTCATACAATACGCACCGTTATTAACATAAACTCCTTTATCACAATTTACATACAAATCTTCTTTTTGGGCACCCACTTTTGAATGAAAGAAACTTAAACCGTTATTTGCAAAATTAAAACCAGAGCCGCCATATTGTACTTTACCTTGTATAGAGTAATCAATCTCTCCATTTTCAGCTTTGACTCCAAATCTTTCTCCTTTCCAATTTTTTTCAGGATATAGCAGTTTCGTACCCGACAATACAGGTTTATTTTTTCTGTGCCTTGTAATGAGCTCTTTTAATGTCGAATTGTCAGGGAGATACATATCACTGTTCCAAAAAATAACCTCAGAAAATTGCATTCTCTTCATAATAAACGATCCAATATTAACCAACATAGCATAGTTAAACCCAGAATCATAATCACATCTAATGTAGCTAACAGAATCAAACTCTGATACTAAGCTTTTCAGACTTGGATCTGATCGATCATCAATTACAACAATATTTACCATTTCTTCTGCATTATTGGAAACTAAATTATTTAAAGTATACTTTAATAAGTCTGGCATATTTCTAATTGGGAGTAGTAATGGTACCTTGTCTAGACTAAAATTTCCTGATTTCTCAAATTTTACTTTATATGTATTCTTTTCTTTATCAAATTTCATACCACCGTTTTCTGCGTAATTTTCAAAGATCAGTCTAGATTGCTCGAATGAGAAATCAGTAATACCCTCCACCTCGAAATCATCTGAAAACAGTATCGTTCTAAAAAATTCTTTTAATTGCATATTTATTTTTCTCCTTCATAATAGTCCCACAAATGAGAATCAATTAATCCTGATTCTCTTCTGAGATCTGTCTCGTACATCTCCATCGCTAATTCTTCAAAGTCATATTCGGGAATCCATCCCAATGTTTTCATCATTTTAGAAGGATCTCCCCATAGTTTCGGAACTTCACATGGGCGATAAAATTGTGGATCAATTATAACATGTTCTTTGATGTCAAGCCCAGCATATTCAAAAACATATTCTAGAAATTGTTGAACTGAATTAGTTCTACCAGTAGCCAAGACATAATCGTCTGCCACATCGTGCTGCAACATCATCCACATTCCTTTTACATAGTCTTTTGCGTGTCCCCAATCTCTTAAAGGAGAAAGGTTTCCAAGACGAAGTTCTTTTTGACGTCCCAATTTAATTCTTGCTGCTGCTTTTGTAATCTTTCTAGTTACAAAGTTCTCTCCTCTTCTTGGAGATTCATGGTTGAAAAGAATTCCAGAACAAGCAAAAATACCGTATGACTTACGATATGTCCCTACCATATGGTGTGCAGCCAACTTAGCACAAGCATAAGGAGAGACAGGAGAAAAATGTGTATCAAGTCCTTGAGGGCATTTAGTATTATCACCAAACATCTCACTCGTAGATGCTTGATAGAACTTGCAGGATGGCTTTTGAAGGCGTATTGCTTCTAAAGCATACATACACCCCATCAAATTTATTTCAGTGGTACTAACGGGCGTTTTGAAGCTTGTTCCAACGTGTGATTGAGCAGCCAAATTATAATACTCATCAGGCTGATATTCATGCACTAAACGATACAAAGAAGCGGAGTCTGTAACATCTGCTTCCTCTAATATAAAGTTTCCATTTTTCAATAAGTGCTTGATATTTTGTGTCTTGTTTTCAAAATCAGACACAGTTCTACGATATGTTCCAATAACTTTATAACCCTTATCAATCAGAAATTCTGAAAGATAAGAGCCATCTTGCCCAGTTACGCCGGTTATAATAGCGGTTTTCATAAAATTATAACTCCTTCTTCATTTCCAGATTGAGTTTCGAAATCAATACTAAGCTCTTCGTTGAACCTATCATACCAATATTGTTCACCATTGTAAGAATTTCTCAACTCATCAGAAGCTGCACTCCAATATTCTTCATTTTCAAAAACATCTCGCATTTTCTTTCTAGCATCTTCGTCCCTGACATAAGCCCATCTTGATTCTGCTTGTAAGACACCTTGCCATACTGCTTGTTGAGGGATCTGTTTAAGTTCATAGTCTACTGCTGCAAACATCTTTTTAGTTGTAGTAATCTTGCCTTTTGTTTTGCTTCCTTTGAACTTTCCAGGTTCATTGATGTTCTCTTTTAAAGTCAAGAAATCTAAATGCCCACTCCAGTCTGTAGCAACAACAGGAAGTCCATGCCATACTGCTTCATATAACGGAAGTCCAAATCCTTCTCCATGAGTAAAAGAAACCATTGCCTTTACTTTAGGATGGCTATATAAACCTTGCATTTGTTCGTCAGTCAAGTTTCCATGTAGCAAATTAATTGAACACTTCCAGCCTTCTTTTTTAGCTGTATTAGTAATCAGTTCAAACTGACGCTTTGTATTGTGATAATCAAAAACAGAGTCATTTGCGCCATGAACTTTCAAGAGTAATCCAACTTCTTCGTTTTTAAACTCTTCAATAAAATTATTGACAACAGCGTCAACATTTTTACGTGGGCCGAGCTGGGCAACACATAAGAAATTAAAATCATGTTTTAAGTTCAAATCCAATTCTTCAATATCAATATCACGCTTTGGAAAACCAACAAAAGACATTGGAGTGGTACACTTATATTCAGGGATTTTTTGTCCTGTTGATTGATCAGATGCTTCATATGACGTATTCTTGTATACATCCATACCATGCTTAGAGATAGTAATGATCTTGCTCATCTCATTTCCTTTTACAAGCCATTCTCCTGCTACTTTATCCGTCTCTATTCCTGCTGTATATCCTATGTCATGAGGAGAAAGACGCTGCCATTCATTAGGAATTGTGCATTGAACGGAAGCGTCAAATTGTCCGCCATTTTGTCGATATAAAACTGTTTTTTGAAGTAAAGCGTCAATCATTTTTCTTTCTTGATCGTCCTTCCATATCCAACCAGATTTTCCCCAGTTGATATTATGGATGTATAAGTCAATTTCGGGATTTGACATCATTGCTCTAAAAGCAAATCTTCCCATTTCTCCATAACCAGAACGAGAAAGAACTGGTGCTACTAATAATACTTTTTTCACGCTACCTCCAATAATCTGTAATTTGTATGCTTTCTTGTTTCCCAAGAGCCTTCTTCTTCGTGAATTTGTGTCATTAAATCAACCCATGCTTTTTCAAAGACTTCGAAACTATAATTTTTGACTACATGATCTCTACCTGATCTACCAAGAGTGTCACGATAATCTTGATCTGCCATCATCATATTCTTAAATGCTGCAGATACTTTTTTACCATTCAATCTATCTTCGTAGATATACGGAACATCTTGTGAGCCAATGATGGCTTTAGAGTCTGGCTCTAGTCCAATACCAAACCAAGCCTTACCATCTGTTACTTGCTCTTGTAAGCCTCCAGTCATATTCACAATGATCGGAGTACCACAAGAAAGAGACTCTAATGTAGCCAATCCAAATCCTTCTGCATCTGAAATATTAACTGTACAATCTACAAAATTATAAAACATTGCTAGTTGCTCCATTCCTACTTTTTGAGTAGAAAACAATACTTGCCCTTTATCTACGCCAAGTTCGCGAACAATAGCATTAAGATTCTGCCCATATCCATCTCTAGGATCTGTATGCATAATCAATGTTGCTTTATCGTGCCCCACATCATCTAAAAAGTCTTTAAACCAATAGATTAGAGATCCACTTTGTTTACGTCTTGCATTTCGATTATTCCAGAAAAACAAAAACTTTCCTTCTGTTCCATGTTGTTCATCGAACGATTGTCTAAATTGCTCTACTTGCTCTTTTGGAAGAGGTTTAAAGAAATCAGAATTTACAGCATGTGGAACATATAAAGATTTGACATCAGGTGCAACCGTCTCTACAATATCTTGTGTTACTTTTGATATAGAAGCAATAAAATCATTTGATTCATAAGCTGCTTGATTAAACTTAGGATATGGGTAATTGTCCCATACATGATAATACACCATAGGAATTAAAGAACGAATTTCTGCTTCAATTTCCCATAGCCAACCATAAAAACGTGGATCTGTCATAAAATACAAAATATCAGGACGTTCATTCCTGATGATAGATCTTACGATATCTTGTGTGCCATAGCCATCAACAGGGAAGATCTTCCATCTTTCTCCCCATTCTTCCGTGATCTGTGGCTTGTGATCCGGATGCTTGATTGCCCCACCAAGACTAACAATATCAAATTTATCAGACTTGAGCAGGGCTTCGATAATATATCTAGTTTGAGTTCCGACACCCGATGGCGAAAGTGGGTGATCGGATATCGTCAAAACTTTAATTCTTTTTTCCGACATTTCTTCTCCTTTTGTTACGGACAATGTTTAGTCCCCTTGAACTCACAATTAGCACAAGAGAGCCTATTCTTAATATAAACACCATTATCAATGTTGTGAAGTGCTTTCACTAATAATTCCATAGCATTTTCTGTTCTTCTTTTGCCAGAAGTTACTTTAAAAATTTCTATTTCATTAGATTTTGCGGTTCGCTTCAACAGTCCAAAATGGCATTCAATCCTATCAGGATCAATCCCATGCTTTAGGGCATAATAATGCTTATAAAAAATCAATTGATAGACAATCATTTTATCAGATTTCTTTTTAGCATCCCATCCCCAAGAACAGGTTTTCCAATCCAAAATATGATAAATATCGTCTTTTTTGACAACCAAATCAATAAATCCTTTAAATTTAAAAGGATTCCCACTATAGTTAGAAATATCCTCATAAATCTCTTCTTCGCATTTAATAACTTCATAATTACCACCGAAGTAGGAATCTAATTTTGATTTATATTTTTCTACTAAATTCTCTCCTTGTGATTTGAATTGATCAAAATGGCTATCTTGAATTTCTTCAACCAACAATCCTCTTTCTTTACCAAACGCTTCTCCAAAATAATCTCTTAATTGAGATTCATTAATTTCATTTTCTAAGTGCTTCTCGATTGTTTCATGCAATGCAGATCCAAAAGCAGTATAAATATTTCCAGAAAATGATCCATCAACTTTATCGATGTTTGCCAACTTATGATAAAATGGACACTTAGCCCAGTTTTTAAGTTGTGAAAAAGAAATATATTTGTTAGTCATTAGTCCCCCGATTTTTTAACTTTACTCTTTTTATACGATTGGGTTTCTTTTTTATTCAAAGTTTTTTCTTCTTTTTTTTCAATTTTGCTAAAAATCCAAGTACCTTCTAGATTAGCCGACTGTCCTTTGGTACTATAAGAAGACAATAATTTGTTAGTCTGGGACTCCAATTTATATTCTGTAATAATAACTCCTTCTTGTTTCAAATACTCTTGAAGTTCAGAGTTAGAAAATTCTTGTACTGGATCTCTTGCATACTTTCTTTCTGGAAGTTTCACATCTACGATCATCTTTCCATCTTCTTCTGTTTTGTTGATAATAATTTGTTTCATTGATTTTTCTCCTTAACTTAATTTAAAATCAGTATTTTTATCTAGTAATTCTATTCTAGAATATAATATTGGTGATATTTTCTTCAGTTGCAGCCCACCTTCTAGATAGTAATCCTCAAAACCAGTAGCAAAATATTCACGCACTGATGTGGCTGCATATGGGCGTATGAAGAGAGTTGGAGCCATATTTTCAATTTCTGTATATCCAACTTTCTCATATAAAAACTTATCAAATTTAGGATCATACTCGGTGTTAATAAAATCAAAATATGACATTCCAAAATAATCCAAATCATAGTCCTGAGTTATTAAATCGTGCAATCTGTTCATCTTTCCTAAATACTCATTGATAATCTTGCCATCTTCATATATTTTTTCAGAATTATTTTCTTCAAATCTATGAGCAAATTCATGAACCAAGTCATCAATAACGTCTTTTTCGTGTTTAGCTTTTGTGCTATCAATGTAGATATTATCTTTATGATGAAGTGCAGTAAGTTTTCTTTTTGTCAAGATATCAAATTCTCCAAAATAAACATTCTTAATGCCAATATATGACGAAATAGGCAAGTTAGATCGTAACAAGCCCATTATCTTTTCAATATTAATGTCATCATGAAGTTTGTCTTTAACGACAAATTCTACACCTCTATTAAAATAGAAGCGCTTTCTTTCTGCCAACATGTTAGTCTGCGACTGTTGCAGTAACGTCGTTAAGTTCTTTCTGTTCTTTGACAATACGCTCTCCTTCTTCCACATCGTTCAATGCTTGTTCATATCCACGAATCCAATTTTCTTCAGCGATAAGCAAGAGAAAATCAGGAAATTCTTCAGCCATGACTTCTACAATATGCTCAACAGTTACGTCTCCATTTTCAGGATTTAGTTTTTCTCCAACATAATTGATAAGAATTTCTTTAATAGTTTTTTCCATTATTATCTCCAGTTTATAATGTTTATACGATTATATGTAAAGATTTATTCATTTTTTTTACATAAAAACTTTATTATGTAAAAGAAATGCGATTTTCTTTACAAACGCTTAGCAGCTTCTGTGGCTAATCTAGATCTTTCTCCTTTCTTAAAAGAAACATGCCCTGCAATAACAGAGTCTTTAAACTTCTCAATTGCATATGTGAGTCCATTAGAAGTCTCATTGGTGTAAACATTATCAATCTGCTCAATATCTCCAGTGAGAACAACTTTAGTGCCTTCTCCTGCACGAGTGATGATAGTCTTGACTTCATGTGCTGTAAGATTCTGAGCTTCATCGATAATGATAAATGCGTTAGAAATAGATCTACCTCTAATATATGTCAAAGCCTCAAGTTCGATCACACCTGATTCCATCAACTGTTCCATAACGAGTTTATCATTCTTTACTATAAACTGAATATTATCTTGAATCGGCTTGAGCCAAGGCATCATCTTCTCTTCCATTGTACCAGGCAAGAATCCAATATCTTTTCCCATTGGCTGCACAGGACGCGAGACAACCATCTTATTAAATGATATCCCTTCTTCCTCATGCTCAATCACGTTATATTTCTTGGACAGTTCAGCCTTATGTTTTGCAGTAGTTTTTTCATTAAACATTTTTTCAAATGTAATTGATTGTTCCATCCCTGCAGCAATTGCACATAAAGTTTTTCCAGATCCTGCTTGTCCAGTAAGAGTTACTAAATGAATATCAGGATCCATTAGCAAGTCAAACGCAAATGTCTGTTCTTTGTTTCTAGGTTGTACTCCCCAATTGAGACTATTTTTGCAGTCTAATAAACGATCTACGGGATCATTACAACTATAATATCTGCACAATGCAGTTTTCTTTTCATTAAACGAGGACACTAACATCAAAAAGATGTTAGGATACAAAACAATTTTTTGCTCTGCTGCATATTCTTGAGTAATAAAAATATCTTCACCATCATAAAATTGATCAATCAGTTCATCATCTACCAAAATTGTAGCCATTCCTGAATATAGCTTGTCGGTATCTTCAACAACTTGCGAAACAAGATAGTCTTGTGATTTCATGCCAACAGAATCTGCAATAACTCTCAAATTAATGTCTCGAGAAACTAAAATAACCTTTCTAGATTTTGAACTATTTGCCTGAACCGTCATGGCTGTTTCCAAGATCATGTGATCGGCAATCCCAGAAGTTAAATCTTTAGGAAGCTTTTCGGAAACAGAATCATATGTCATTACGGAAAGTGTACCCTTTCCTTTATCAATACGAACACCTTTTTGTAAAGAACCTTTTTCTCTTAAACCATCCAATATCCTAATGAAGGAGCGAGCATTTGAACCAACAGAATCTTGTCGTTTCTTGTGCTTATCAACTTCTTCTAATACTTTCAATGGAACAACAATATCATTGTTTTCAAATTTATGGATACAACTAAAATCACTTAAGAATACGCTTGTATCAATCACGTATGTTTTTTTTGCCATGTAGACTCCTCTATAGCAGCATCTTGATCTCTAATATCAGTTTGCTTGTACCTCTAATTATTCTATGATAAGACATTTTGGGAATAAAATATTCCTTTCCTTCAATTAATTTCTTTGGCAATTCGTTATCCATCTGAAGATACCAAGATTGCCCTTCAACTACTTTTACGACTCTATCCTCTCTATCCAAGTGCCAAACTAGTTCAGATGGATCTACATCCATTTTAAATGTTCTTAGAAATATATTTTCTGTTAATTTGACTTGTTTAAATGGAAAATCGTCCATTACCAAAATCTTCCCGGAACATTTGTCCCGAAATCTTTATGTGCTCTACAAGCCCAATATCCAGCTTTAGTGCGATCTTTCTTCTCAGCGCAGTTATGGCGTGAAGCAAAGTTCTTACGAGCCTCAGCGCTGTTCCAGTTGCCTTTAAGTCCACCTTTTGCATCTCCATAAGAGATCTTTTTGATACGCCCCGATGCTGATCTAACATATACTTTGTATTTTTTACCAGCGCCAGTATTCTTCATTGGCTTTCCGATTGGAGGATCTTTCTTCTTTTTCTTTTTCTTCTTTTTAGCTTCTTCGATTGTCTCTATGTACATTGGGAAATCAAGTGGGACTCTTTCTCCTCTGAAAGTTGCCCATTCTCCAAGATCAGACTCAAGCATTTCTTTTTCTTCTTCATTAAGAGGAGTATATCTACCCTTCTTGTAATGAACTCTGGCTTCCTTAATCAATTGAAAATAAGCATCGGAGCCAATTCTATAGATATTTTCAGTAAGTGGGATCTTAGCTTTTTTATGATATTCTAGCCCTTCGTTCAGTCCTACATCATTACCAATATTATTGGAAATCAAATCTTGAATATTTGTTAGTTGAGCCAAGCTTCCACCTTTAACTAACATCATTCCTTTATATGCCATGTTGAAACTAGTACCCTTTACAATGATTATAGGATCATCAATATATTCAGAAATTTGTTTAATATTATGGGTATTTAAAAATTTCTGAATATTGTCAACACTATTAATATTCTGAGCGAAATATCTCCTCAATTCTTTGTTTCCCATTACTATTTCTTTTCCAGTTGCCAATTCTGAGTTTTGTTCGATTTTATCCATTGCATTCTGTACAAAATCCATTCTAGCATCTTGATGTTTCAAATCTTTATGATACATAACCACTATGTTATCAAAATCCAAACTTGGCTGTTCAGAAGCAACTTCAATTTGATCATAACTAGGAGTCTCTGCTGCCGCCTCGCCAGAATTAAGTCCACCTAGAGCTAAACCGGCACCAAAAAGCCAATCCCTAATAGATTCATCTAATCTCTCTTCTTCTGACTCTTCATCATCTTCTAGTTCCTTTTTGCCAGCGGCATACATTTGCGCTGTATGATCCAAGCCAAATGTATCATATTCTTCATCTGACTGTTCTTCTTCCGCTGCCTGTTGTAACCAATTTGGAGGCTCAGGCTCATTTTCATATGAGTCTTCTGAATTTTCTTCGTCTTCCAACTCCATCAAAACTACGCTCAATTCTTCTAGAATAATTTTTTTTAAATAAGATTTTGCAACTTTCATTTCTTTTTTCCTCTTTGTTTTCTTCGTTTAGAATCTTTCTTGCCCCAAGATTTACCCTTAGATCCTTTCATTTTTTTGCAAGCACCCGGAGTAGGGCGACAAGCAGGATATCGTTTGCGCTTTTCTCCAGAACCTCTACCACAGGTTTTATACCCACCTTTGCCATCTGGAGCATTGCAGTCAACCCAACCGCCTTTCTTACCTTTGGCTCCTTTTCTCTTGAACCAGTCCCTTAAATTAGACTCTGATGAGGGTTTTGATGTGAGCTTTCTTTCGTCAATGTTTGCTTTTTCTAATTTTTCATAATAATCAGGATCGTCATCTAAATGATCTTTAGCTGTCATTTCAGCATTATCAAAATCACCTTTATCTAACTTGCCCCTCGTATGCTCGAGTTCATGCTTAGTGCCTTTTTTCAACTCTTCTTCATCATAGTCTGCATCTTTTCGATATTTTCTTTCATCTATTTGTAATTCTTCATTAGTGGAGTTGCCCCAGTTCTTGGCACCGACTTTGCGACATTTAACAAGAGCACCAGAAGCATAAGCACTCGGCCATGTTGTATATCTAGATTTAACCTTGTAATAGCAAGCATCCTTCTTACCAGATGACTTCTTTTTCTTCTTCTTTTTCTTCTTGCGCTTCTTTTCATCCAGAAGATCTTCAACCTCATTTAGAATATCTGAATAGTCTTCTAGATCTTCAAAATTATCTTCTGATATTAATGATAAATTTGGATCATATTCGTACTTTGGTTCTTCATCAATAAAGAACTCTCTCCATCTATTATTCATGAATAGCCCTCGTTTTTATTTAAATAGTAGGATATAAACAAAAAAAGAGAAGATGTATTCACATCTTCTCTTTAAAAATCAAGGAGGGGGGGATTCAAAAATGACATTTCTATATTTTTAAATATGCTTTGAAACAACGAAACACATTTTTTATAAAATAAAATTATATTTTTTTACCACATTTTTTATTAAATCTGAGGAAGAGTTAAATTTATAGTCTCCTCCGATACCCCAAAGCATATCAACTCCCAATTCTTCACAAACATCTTGCTCCGGAGTATTAGATTTTCCTCTATCCCCGCCATTGGCAAAATAGTCCGGACGAAGCAATCGAATTGCTTCACATACAGTACCATCAAAATCATCTACTGCAGAAACCAAAATTACACCTTTAATCTCTTTAAGGATTTTAGCTCTTTCTTCGTATGTCATAAAGACATACCCTTTCTTTTTTATCAGCCAATCATCAGAATTAGCTACAACAATTACATTCCCATATTGCGCAGCATCTCGAATCATTTGCACATGCCCTCCATGTATGGGATCAAACCCACCAGACACCATTACTGTTTTCATTTTATCTCCTTTATTGTAACTTTTTCTCTAGCTTCTTCAATTATATCCATAATTTCCTCTTGTCTAGAAATTATATGATTTGCTTTTCCTATAAAAAATTTTGGCAATTCTTTAAAATTTTCAGATGAAGATCTAATCCTTTTATTTGCTCTATCAATTAATCCGTCAGTCAACAAATCAATCATTCCTTTTAATTCTTTAATAGTTAAAAATAATATAGTTAACATTAAAATAGTTCTAGAATCTTCAGGATCGTATGAGATTAAATCTGACTTAAGCGTTTGATATCCATCAGTGATATATAAATATATTTCTTTTCCTTCATATTCAATAAGTAAATCCTTCTCGCTCGTATATCTAAACGATAATTCTTCACTTTCTTTTGTCATACTTTGAAACAAATCAGTATACATCATGAAAAAATTTTCTTTATCTGAATCATTCAAAAATTTAAAATAAGAGACATCCATTCCATGCATTACAAATGCTTCTAACATTTCTTCAATTGATTTACTCATTTTTTCTCCAGTGGTACGCTCGGCTGGACTCGAACCAGCAATCGATTGCTTAGAAGGCAATTGCATTATCCATTATGCTACGAACGCTTATAATTCCTATACGATTAACATTATATTTTTATTCAAAATTCTTATACGTAATCGTAAATTATTCTATGAATTCTTCTGACAGTATCTTCTGTATTTCTAGTTTGCTGTGCAAAAGTTTTAGGATGCATGAAAATTTCATAATCATTACCATTTGGTTCACATCGATCTCCAATAAAATAAATTTCATCATAATCTGAGAATACATCTGTCTTTTCTAGAACATATGTTTTATCCCACCCAATAGGGAATATATCGAATGAAGTGTCTCCACCATATTTTACATCTAGTTCAACATCTGCTGCTGCAAGATCACCATAATGATTAATATCTTGCTTTATATGTTTTTTAAGGGTATTTAAAATAGGGCGTCTGATCTTGTTATTCTCATCAATCTTGTTCCATACCTCTCTGTCTTCTAAATTTGCGTTTCTGCCAATTGGACACCAATTTAACATAGAGCCTCTATAATTAAAAAAATGCCCAGTTAAAGGAAAATCATTCTGTAGAACCAATTGATGTTGCAAACTTGAAGCAATAATCATCAATCTTCTCCACAGTTTTTCACCCATATAATCCCTCATATCTTGCTCATAAATCATTTCTCCGTTGAGAATATATTTTGTTCCATTGCAAGGCAGAAAATGGATTTTAGAGGTATCTACAAGGCTCAAATCAAATAATCCAGAGCACTGTTGTCTGATATAATTCATGTCTGATCCTGTGATGATTCCAATCTCAAACCCTGCATCTTGAATCTCCTTGAGTGATTGCTCCATGTTGATATCCATTTTCTGCCTAGGCTCAGTTAGAGTACCATCCATATCAAATAAAACAACTTTTTTCACACTATCTCCAAACAAAAAAATGGCAGTTTTTTAAAGAGAACTGCCAAACTCAGGGGGGTTATTATTCTTGTGGTGTCGAAGTATCTTGAGGATCTTCTTCAACTACCTCTTCTTGGGCAGTATCTTCCTCTTGAGCTTCTTCTTGTTCGCATTCACAAACACACTCTTCAGCTTCCATGCTTGTGTCTTCTTCTTTATCTCCACAAGCAAAAAGCATAAACATTAAACTAATCATTATTCTCTTCTCCTTCAACATTAGTTGTATTTTTTTCAGTTACATTAGTAACTTCCACCATTTCTGTATTAGTTTCGGTAGTAGTTGTATTTTGCACATCTACTTCTTGTTCGGTTACTGTTTCAACAGGAGTTGCGATAGTTGTTTCTTCCTTGTCTCCACATCCGATCAAAAGTGTCATTGCTAATAATTTAGTTTTCATTGGTTTCTCCTTTTTATATTATACGATTGAATACTAATTTTATTCAACATTAGGCAATCTTTTTTTGCCCATGAAGTTCTAAATATCTTAGAACAGTAAGTTCTTTCATTTTTGCTTCTACCATAATATCAAGCAAAACACCATAAGTATCTATCTTTTGATAAATATAGTCAGAATGTGCTTGAGGTTTTATAGAATTGTCACCTTGTTCATCTCGTCGAGATTCAGAATAGTGTACAACCGGTACTATGTCTCCCCACGTTGAGGCTGCCAATTTGACTGCTTCTTCTTGTGATAAGCCGCCAGTACAGAAGCCGTGGTGATGGTAATCGTGCACAATAGGAGTGCCGATACGTGTAAACACCTCGTCATAAAGTTCTTTTGTTGAGTATAAGGATTCTTTGTCATCATTTTCCACCGTTAGTCTAGAGCGCACACTTTCTGATAATCTCTCAAAATTCTTACAAAAATTGTCCAATGCCATCTTTCGATTATTATAGTGTGCGCCAACATGAATATTGAGTTTAGCATAAGGACTACGAGGCAAGCAAAGCAAGTCAAATACTTTGCCGTGATTCTCAAGATCTTTAATAGTATTGAGAACAACTTGCTCTGTAGGAGATGTCAGTTTATTGAATGGGCCGGGATGCGAAGTAATACGCATACCATTCTCTTCAATAAACAAGCCACAATCAAACAGCACTTGCTCAATCATAGCAAACTGAGGGAGATCTTCTATATTATACTCAGAAGCCCAAGGAAACAAATCAGATGACAGTCGGAAGAAATCGAATCCATTTGCTTTGTTCCATTCTAGGATCTTAAGAAGATCACGACAGTTTTGAAGTGCTAGTTGCCCAGCATATTGTATACCTTTTTGTTTAAAGGTTTTTTTAATCATTGTGCGATTAGTAGTAATACGTTCCGCTTTTGGATTTGATCCATAATTTTTTGGATCATTGAGTTGCATATTGATGCAAGCATAACCTATATTGTTAATCATTTTAACCCCCGTTGTTTGATTTACATGTTTTATACGTTTGAGAGAACAATTATATTCAATTTTGTTCTATAATTTGTTCTAAAACTATCTCAATATGCCCAAAATACAATATTTCTTCGATGTCTGAATCTGATTTACCTTTTATCAAATCTTGAATGCTGCTGATAGTACGACTTGGGATTATTCCCTCTTCATCCTTAGAAATATATTTCATCTCTTTTATTCTAAAGTTTCCATATGCAATTATCTCTTTCTCAGTACCTTCAAATTCAGAAAAATCATCAACATCCACACCATTCTGAAGTTCTGGAATATGGAATAAAACTCCCCACCTATCTCCATTTCCAGAGTTTCTTTCTAAGAAATCAGTTGCAACGCTTTTGTCAACTGTGAAAGATGTCAAGTTTTTAATTTCTATTACGGATCCAACTTTGTAATCGTCACTTGATAATCCTTGATAGCCATCTTGATCTTCAAGATACATTCCCAATCCACGATATACTTCCATAGGCTGCCCTAGACTGCTGCCTGCCAACTTTCTCAAAATAATCTTTGCTTTGACATATGTTTCTTTCGATGGCATGAATACATCTCTAATACCATCATTAACAAAATTCTGCATTCTAGCCAAGGTAGGATCAAAAGTATCAGGGTTCCTTATCTGTTCATAATTTGCCCCAGTGAAAAGCAATATTGCTCTAAAAATCTCTCTCTGGTAAGGATTATATACTGATATCAAAGCATCTCTAAACTTAACAGATATCTCTTCTTTCTTGGCTTTTAGCTGCTCTAATCTTTCTTCACCCATTTCTTCGGATGATTTAAAGTTCGTACCTAACATAGAATTAGTCAATGACTTAGCCCAATCTATAACATTGACTATTGTACCTGCTCCTTCTTCTTTTGTCCAATTGATTTCATCAATTTCGGCATCTGCATCCCCCAAAGCACTTCTCAAGGTTCTATCATTCTCAATCCTTTGTTTGACTTTTTCAGCATTCTGATCAAATTGAATCATTTCCCTCATTTGTGCTTTGAAGAATTCTGGAGACTGTTTTTCTAATTCTTCGATAGATAAAGATTCAGGATCTAAATCTGCTTGAGGGAGAGAACTATCCTCGTTTAATAAGACAGAAAGTATTTTAGGAATCATCTGAGATTCGTCTAATTTAATAACAGTTGTAGAATTTACAAATCTTCTCCATTCATTTAAAATAATTTTCATATCATTTTTCATTTTTAAAAGCCCTCATTAATTATGGCAATCACATGGATCACATTCGCAAGATAAGCAAAATGTATTTTCTTTGTTCCATCTATTGCGACACTCTCTTGCTGTTGCTAAATTGTAACAAGGAGTTTCTTTTTTTAAAATAGTGTCATAGATACTGAATTTTCCTAAATATTTAGTGGAATTTATAATTATAAATCTCATTCTCTCTCCCAAGTTTTAATTTCATAACCAAATTCTTTAAGACATCTTTTATATTGATTCATATCAATACCTAGCAATCTAGATGCTTCTGAATTATTCGAAGCAATTCCAATAATAGAATTAATTAAGGCTTCTGAAGTGATTTTGTGAAATGATTTCCATAATGGAAAATTAAAAAATTTAAAGTTCAGCGATCTCATAATTGTTTCTAGTTTAATACTAATGATATCTTCTAATGATAATGATTCTAAATAATATACGAATTGATCATCTATTCTATTCAACTTTTTTAATTCTGATATTTTAGAATAATTTTTATAATGTATTTCTTTCATACTATAAATAGTATATTATATATTATAATAGTATATTAGTTTAGAGCTCTAGATCACCAGTATCGAGTTCCATTTCTTCCTCTCCACCTTCAGATCCCTCAGACTCATCGCCACCTTCTGATTCTATTTTATTTTCAGCATCTTCAATTGCTTGTTGAGCATCTTCAGGAATATCTGCTTGTGGATCATTAGAAAGAGCTTTTTCAAATTGTTTGAAATACATATTTAAATTTGCAATTAAAAATTTCTTAAATTCAATTCGATCTGCAGGATTACCCAAAGATTCATATGCACTTCTGATGTTGTTTTCAATCTTCTTGAAAGATGTTTCCGCTCTACGAACTCCAGTGACATCTTCTTTTTGTTCTATTGCATCTGCATTTTCAGAATCTTCTCTAGCTTGTTCTTTTTCCTTTTCCATTTCGGTTCTTTTTGGGCCTACGATCTTATCTTCAGGAGGATCTTCATCATCAACAGTAATTTGAATATCTGGTTCTTCTTGTTCGTATAATCTTAGTAATGATTCTTTGAGACTTTTTGTTTCTTCGTTTTTTGAAAGATCTTCTTGAGAAAAAATATCTAAAACTAGTTCCATGATTCTTTCTTTATAATCTCTTCTTTGTTCGTAAGAAGTTGTTAATATTTTATAATCTGATTCTAGAACAGATAAAAGATTGGTATTAGAAAAGAGATCTTCAAGTGCGTTCATCCCAGTAGTCTTATGAATATATTGTTCTTTTTTGGCTTCTAGAAGTGTTACTAGAGATCTCAGATCTTTTCTGATCTTGTTTCTATAAATTTTTTCTGCTATCAAGTTCTTTTTCATTTTATTTTCTTGGAGAACTTTAAATCCTTCCAATTGTTTTCTGATTTTAGCACGGTATACTCTTTCAGCAAGGATTTGTTTTTCGATACTTTCAAATAAATCTTCTCTTTTCATAAATATTTTTCTCCAAAATTGAATATTCTAATTAGTTCGTTCGTATAAGATTACGAAGGACTTTTTCAACCAAATCGGTTACGATGTCATCTTCGCTATAATAGGGGGCTCGCTTGTCGGTATATGAACTATCAATTTTAAATTTGTTTTTGACGCTTTTCTTGAATCCTGCGTCGCTTATTCCATTAGACTTATGTCTGCTACTTGGAATCACTCTTACTGTCATCATAGACAAGCCGGGCTGTTGTGGAAGTTCCGAAGGATGGAATGTTGGCATTGAATTGCCACAGCCACACTCTTTAACGATTGAGTCATCCTCATCATCTTCGTCTTCTGGCTTAGATCCACCCATGTGTCCTTGAACGGCAGCAACGCCACTCATTTCATCTAATTGCTCTGCAAGGATCGATCTAACCATTTCTTGAATAACGTTGATCGATTCGTTCACTTCTCCGGAGCCAAAGATGATACGCAAATAATCTTCAAGGTTTTGCCCTACGAAGTCTTTGAGAAGTGAATCTACTGGGAGGTTATAAACTTTTTTCAAATCCAAAAGAAGCCTAAGATCAGTTGCGCTGAAGTTTTCTTTATCTAGACTACTTGGAGTTGATTTCATAAACTTAGCAACTTTTTTCTGATTTGCTTTGGACAAAGCTCCAATATAATCTTGAATAGTCGGATTGGCAGGTAACTTTTTTGCTGCTCTTGACGAAACAAGTCCTTTGGCAAGTTCCAATGCTTTGACTTCAATATCATCAGAAATCCTTTGAATAATATCAGCAGAATTTGACATAACATCCGAAATAGCCTGTGCATATTCAGGATCATGTTTAAAAGCAGGAACTAAAGTAATTTCTACATTTTCCATTTGTTCATAATATCCGAACCTTGCCATTGAACCGGGATCGTCTTTTTCTTTTTCTGACATAGCCAAATAAAACTTAGAATATTCTTCTGGATGGAAAACAAAATCTTGATATGCTCTTCTTTCATCTGTCTGTTGCATAATCTCAGCAAGAGCCATGATAGGAGAAGAACTAGGATTAGAAGATTCTACAATGGTGATATTCCCAGATGCTCCTCTAAGCATTAGTCTCCAAAGTTCGATTGCTTTCTCATATGTGATTTCAGTACCAGAGAATGGTAATAATCTTTTGGATCCTTTAGGAGCAGATACAAAGATCAAAACCTCATCAGCAATATTAGAAAGATGCTCAGCCATCAGTAAATGCCCTCTGTGTGGGGGCTTGAAAGATCCGGGCATCACTGCAACAGTTTTCGATCCAGTGGTGGTTACTTGTACTTGTTCTTCTGGTTCATCTCCCAGTTCGCCTTCGGTGGCATCATCCATTTCAGTAGATTCGTTGATAGGTTGTTGTCTACTCGCTGCTACTGCTTGAGCGAGATTACTGCTCATACTATCTACAATAAAATCACCAGTAATCTTTACTGGGCGGTTTGTTTTAAAGATAGGTTCAGATCGCATTACAACACCTTCGTGACTTGTCAATGCTTCGTTTCCTACTTTAGATTTATTAACAAGAGTTGCTAGAACTACTCTTCCCAATATTCTAGTTGCATGATAGAATATGGCTCCTGAAGCAAATTGGTAAAATATATCCTCTGTAATTTCAGGATGTGCTTCTTGATCTAATAGTTCTCGTACAGAAAATTGCTGCCCTCCTTGATCTGGAATCAAGGCTACATAATTTGCTTTACTGAAGTATGCTCTTTTCTTTCCATCGGCATATGTGTATTTTTCAGTATAAGAAGGTTTCTCAATCTTACTGTCTGCAAGCCACTGTCCAATTGATTTTGCAACAGCCGTTTGTGAGTCCAATTTTAGCTCTACAACCTCTTCAAGTGCTTGAGTATAGTCAATGTCCACTTCACCTTTTAAAGCCACTGTATCAAAGGGTGAGAGGGCTCTAAAGCCTTGTACTGTATTGGTTTCGTTGATGACATTAACAAGATCAGTTAAAGCTTGTTTTTGTTCATCTGTGAGTCTAACTTCTCTTGTTTTTCTTGCTTTCTTTTTTGGATTTGGATAAAATATCTCTCTCAATCCGTGAAAAGCAATAAAGTCTTCGTCATATTTTACATTATTTACTTGCCTGTCTTCTCTAGAACTTTCATGAACAATATCGTTGTTAAGACACATATTCGGGTTGTTCCACATATTAAGTGTTCTCAGTGCTTGCTCAACCTCAGATGGCCTGGATCTCAAAGCATTATTTAGAACATTGAGAGCAACCGTACCATCATTAACAAAGCCGTGTCCTGAAGATACTGATTTCACCACAACAGACTTTTTCTGCTTTTTGTGGATAATTGTTAAGCTAGTCCCAATTTTGATATTATCCATTGGGATACCCATAGCAACCAACTTATGTAAAGGAACAGTCAATTCTTCATCACTGTCAAGAGTTTGCAAAGTTGCTTTTTCAAATCTTTCCTTTAGGCGATCTGCGGTAACACCTTCATGATCAATTGGAGCCTGAGTCATTCTGTCAATGGCAAACTCTCTTTCACCAGCGGAATTAACAATTAAACGAATCGGCCCATTGACGCCATCAATCTTAATAGAAGGTGTAAACTTGTTAATATATTCTATCACCTCGTTTTCAAACACCGATAAAAGATCTGCACCATTAGTAACTTGTGGGAGATCAAATGGGTGCCACATGTGCGAAACTCCTTCTATTAAGATTTTTTTGTTCATCTGTTTCTTTTCCTTATTTAGATTTTAAAATTTCTTCCATCATGGTACGAATTTTACGACGATAAGTTTCCATTGATTCATCTAGATCGACGCCTCTTCCTTTGAGGACATCTGCTCGTGTAACTTCTCCATCACCAGTTAGATCTGGGAAGCTGCCTTTCTTTTTATCTTTCTTTTTATTTTTGTCTTTCGCTTTCTTAACTGGAGGATGTTTAGATTTATCTACATTACCTTTTTCATCTCTATTTCCATGACTTGATTCATTAAAAGCTTGTAAAATTTGAAGCTTAGATACTGGAACATTTCTTTTAACAGTACCATCTTTAAAACGAATATCATACTCAGTAACTTCTTGAAGATTTTCATCCCAATTATGATCTACGGTATATGCTTCAAACCCTTCATAAACTACGTGATGCGCACAATAATGATTTGGAGCAAAAATTCTATCTGCCCCTTCTTCGAGATTATATTCTTTTTTCCCACCAATATTGAATTTTTCCATTAACAACTTGTTCAGTTCATTATTTTTCCATTTATGTACTTTCATTGTATTGTTTCTCCTTTTAAATGAATTTTTTCGATGGATGGATTCCATCGTTTGTCTTTTATATCCGTCTTCCCAATCTCGAAAACACATATTTCCTTCTAAATAGGCTTGTTTTTCCATATTTCTTAAATGTTCATCGTTTTGAGCATAGCCTTCTCCAACAGCCCCAATCTTGTCAAATTCGCCTCTGAGATTTTGCCCATGATGAATAAACTCATGAGCGATGCTTCTAAGTATGTCTTTAGGGTGCCTATTCGTCACATAAACAGTGATTACTCTATTTTGAGGATCATAGTAGGCTGTCTTTCCTAAAATGCTCTGAGCGTTATCCTCGTCGTCCTGAAGAGTGATTGCAGGCATAGATTTAAAGCCAACTTTCTGTTGAACTGCAGAAGCCAAGTCATCAATAAGAGGACTCAGATCCTGCAGATCCATATTAGACATGTTATTGATTTTGCAATTCATTGATAATACCTTCAAGCATATAGTTTGAGAAGAAGTCAAGATATGATTCTTCTAATGAATGCATAGATTCATTAACTTTGCCTTTTTTTGGCTTTGATTTAGAGAACATAGCCAATAATTTAACTTTGTTTGACAGTCCTAATCTTTCTAAATCTTTTTTCAAGAATCGACGAATAACTTTTAGAAGCCTTTGTTGTACTTTAGCGCCTTCTGGAGATTTCAGATCAAATCCTGCAGCTTTGAGTTTCGGCCCAATGATCTGTGCAATATTGATAACACCATTTTTAATCTTTGGAACTTGTTGTGCCATTTGGTGTCTAGTTTTGGTTGGAGCATCCTTTAAAGCATTACCAAGTGTAGTAGCTTTGAACTCAGGATTATTAGGATCATCTCTTTTTTCTTGTTGGTTGATTTGATTTGTGGCATAATCGTCCGCTTTCTTGTTTGCCAATTCTTTTGTTTCATCGTTCATCTTTGCATGCAATATACCCATGTTTTTCATCGGAGTTCCAATCGGAAAGAGTTTACCACTATATTCAACAGTAGTTCTGCCTTGGTACTCTTTTTTGTTGCCAAGTTCAGAAAAATCTCCATCTTTTGCCATCCTTTTTAGTCTATATAAAAATTGTTGTATAAGTTTTCTCTTTTTCTTAGGATTGTCTGTTATAGATTTTACCCTCTGTAATCCTACTTGTAGGTATCGTCTCCAATCTTTCAATTGTTTTTGGGAGTTGGGATCCATTTTTTCTAACAAAACTTCGTTTTGGCTAGCCAAGTATAAAGCACAAATAGTTTCCGCCAACTCCGCTCTTAATGATTCAGTAATAGCAATATCAGAGCCCTTAAGTTGTGCTTCGATGTCTCCAAGAATAGCAGCTAAAGCACTCGTATTTTTAGAGATGATTCTTCCTTGATCTCCGGGTTTATCTGTCTTACGATAATAATAAGTTCCTTTTGCTTTGGCAAGATCTGGGAACAGTTTAGCCAATCTAGATTGAAGACTGTTTTTTCCTTTTCGGATGTTGATAGATTCTCCACCTTCTCCTTCTTCATCGCCTTCACCTTCACCATCTTCGTCAGTTTCTGGCACTTCTTCTGGAGGAGGAAGTTCGCCAACAATTCTTTGCACTTCTGTGCCTTGTTGAGCCTGTGGCATTGCAGTGACGCCATTGATCAAATCATAAACCCTTTCCCAAAATTTAGCATTTGAAGCAAATGCAAATTTATAAGAATCATATATTGAAGCCAAAATACCTTTTGCTTTTGGGCTTTCTATTTCTTTACCTAGATTTTGTACGTCTGTTCTTACATTTCCACTTGGCTCTTCTGGAGCTTCTGCTGCACCACCAGAACTTGCTGATGTACTTTCATCGCCCATTTCAATACTAAAGGCATTTCGCATTTGTTCAGCAGCCATTGGATCGATTTCTTTTACTTGTCTGATGATATCTCTTGCTTTGCTCATTGCTGCTGCCTCACCAGGTTTATCTCCAGTTTCTTTTGCAGCAGCTAATGTCCCTCTCATTAAGTAATCTAACTCATGTGCCAAGTCGTCGATCTTTTCCTGTTTATCAGGTGCTAATTTTCTAATTGCTCCTTTAGCCAGATTCTTTAATCGATCCAAAAAGCCTTCATATAGCAATTCGCTTTCTATATTTTCATTAATTAATCTAGATTGCTCATAACTTTTCAATTCGTACATAAATCCACGAAAAGCTGATTCACTAAGGACAGATTGAGCTTGTTTGATCATTGTTGCTCTAGCAAACTCTTCTCTAATAATTTGTTTTTGTTTGTCATTCATGTTTGCACCCTCATTTGATAAATTTTTGACATTTTTCGTTATAATATATGAATTCTACCATATTTCCATCTGGATCTTCAAGATATACACCTGTTGTGCCATCTCTGTGACTAACTTTGGTTCCAACTTTAGGTAAATCATCAAAGTTAGAGCATAAAATGCCCATATGGGGCTTAGAAGATGCATAACTTTTATCCAGAAGAGCAATATTGGTATTTGAAACTTTTAAGCGAACATAGTTCTCTTGACGATGAGTTATTTCTCCTCCCAAAGTTTCTAAATACCATTTTTCTGAGATTTTCAAGTTATCAACTAAGATTGCAACATGATCTATAATAGAATTCATGAATTATACTCCTTAACTCTATCTAAGTAGTGCTTTTGCTTTCTATTTTAGCATTAATAGCTAAAATATTAACTATCTCATTGTTATTTCCATCGACAACCTTTAACATTGCAACTTTTCTTTGTCGTTGGAAGCCAATTTCTTTACCAACAAACTTTTCTAGAACAATTCCTCTTCTTTTTTTCTTTTTTTTACTAATATCTGTCCAAGAGACAAGATCCCCAACATCAATTCTAGAATAATTCGTTTCGCCAAGCATAATCAATTCGCATTTGCAGAAATTTCAGATTCAGTAGACTCCCTAGATGCATTTTTAAGCATTTTATCTTGTTCTTTATCCTTTTTCTCTTGTTTTTCTTTCTCTTCTTCTTTTTCTTTTTGCTCTTCTCTCTCAGCATCAGCCAAATCATCTAAGATTTCGGCTTTTTTCGATTCACTCAGGTACTTTTTCCAATTTTCAAATAATTTTTTCATATTTATAATCCTCTGTATACTTTATAGACTGCTTCGTGAAAGTCCATGCCATTTTCATACAACTCAACAACCCTCCGGGCTGCATTGTATGCTCAATTGCCCCTAATGCCTGCTTCATTGAACTTCTTTTCTAGTTTTTTAATCATTGATTCTTTTAATTCTTCTATACTTTCCATCTTATTTCCCTATTATAAATTTAAATATACATTTCGGACATTTTTTTGGTTTAACTTTTGTTAATTAGTCCGCTTTAAGGTTAACAACAAAAGAGTTGTGCCCATTTGTATCCTTAAGTTCGACAGTTTCTCCATCATGAAGCTTTTTCATATCTGATTTTGAGATTGACACGTCAATTTCCACTTGATGGGAAGCAGTATTAATCTTCCCTTCGGCTGATTCTTGCATCATGCCAGTATCCTCGCCTAAATACTTCTCCATATAGTGGTAAACAGCAGAAATATAGTCAGATGCTTTGGTGATTTTTGCCTGAACCCACGCTGGAAGATTCTGTTCACCAATTTGTTGCATTCTAGCAGACATAGATTGGGAATATTTTGCTGCTTTGTCCAATTGAGTACTAGCCATAGAGACTTCATGATCCAATTCCCCTGTAATTGTAAGAGCTCCAGTTGCTTTTGTGTCACCTGATGTCGGATCTTTCATCATTCCTCCATGCATGTCAGGATTATATGGCTCTAAATCGTGTCCACAGCTACCAGTTTTTTCTAGACTTACATTTTCTTTAGCGATTTGTTCCATCAACCACTTAATCTCTCGTCTAGTCAAGTCATAATTACTCATTTTGTTCATTCTCCTTTCTTTTTCTTTGAATTCTTTCGGCGATTTCCATCTCCACCACCTCCATCTCCGGCTTCGCTGGATGAAGAATCGCCATGAAGCATATGCATATCATAAAAATATGATCCAAAGTACTTTTTACTACGCCCATAAGTGGGATGACTCTTATTTTTCTTTGGCTTTTTACGCTTTTTCTTCTTTTTTTCATCGAGTAAGTCGTCAACTTCTTGTAAAAATTCAATGTCATATGAAATCTGAGTCTCGATCTCTTCATTTTTGCGCTTGTCTTTCTTCTTCTTGCCTTTTTTAGCCATTTGCTTGTCTGCGACACCGTATGCAACCTCTTCTGGAACACCCTTCGAGATTAAATACTCAGCACGATCCTCTTTATCTTTATAAAATGAAGGAACATACTTCTTTTCGCTTTTCTTTTTTTTGGCTTCTACAATAACTTTGATGGACATATGGAAATAACCTCTCCATAAATAGTAATCTAGCCCATTAGTTTGCTATAAAATAATGCAGCACCCATCAAAAACTGCACAAATGCAAAGATAGCCATTGATTTTGTTTTATACTGTTTTAAATCTTCGACTTCTTTTTTCATTTCTCTGAGTTGAGACGGAGACACAATATCATCAATTTTCTCTTTCCACTGTGTAAGCTGTGCAACACTATTTTGTTGCCCTCTAAGCTCTGCGACTTCGGTTTTCAATTCCTGTATTTCACTACGTAAATGGCTCATTCCATTGTTAAGATCCTCTAATTGCTGCAACACCAGCTTACTATATACATCCCATCCTGCGTCCATCTTATTTCCCTCCGAATTCCTTAAGTAAATAGTCTACCAATCCAGTATGTGCGGTTCTTGTTAAGTAATAATCTTGTGCCCGTTCTACCGGAACCCATCGCCATTTCTCAATCTCTTCTTCTTGTAGGACAATCTCTCCAATCCATTCCGTTACCATGAAATAAACCTTGTCCCTATCTTCGTCTTTTCCAATAAATTTTGCTTTTTTGATCTTTAATCCTATCTCTTCTAGACATTCTCTATAGACGCCTTGTTCTTTAGATTCTCCAAACTTGATTTTACCACCGGGTATGTCATATCTGTCTTCACTGCCTGTTGGCTTAACTAATAATATTCTCCCCTCTTTAATGAAAAATGCTTTTGCTGATGTTTTTGTATCTCCAGGTTTTAAGCTTGTCATAATTTCTCCTTAGTTTGGATTTAATTAGTCCGTTGCACCACAATAAAGCTTTCATTATGAAACCATTCTTCGTGAATCAGTCTGTAAGAATTATCACTACTTTCATTTTTCAAGCCCCATCTTACTGTAAAAACTTTTCCATTCTTAAGAATAGCATCTTTGCTTCTCAAAGGAAAGGCAAGGGTACCTATAAGCTCTTCTTTGCCTTCGATAATCAATAATTGATCGTAATCTTCTATAGCCGTAACTAATCCATATGGGTATTTATTAACATTTGGAAAAACCCTATCCCATACTTTTGTAAAAGTAATTAAATCTCCTACATTTGGAAGTTCTACTAAATTTTTTGTTGTCATGTTTTAAATAGTCATAAAGAGTCGATAATCTCTGGCAAATTAATTGGAACTACCCTAGTGATATTACCAACCAACTGCATTCTAGAATCTTCGCCAAAAACAGCAATAGAAACCACTACTCCTAAGACTTTACCCTCTTTATCAAAAACCACAGAACCAGAACTTCCAGGCATCGAAAAAGAGTCAATTATATATCCCCTAGAGTCGTAAGCAGTAATCATTCCTTTAGATAAGTTAAAATTAGTTCCAATTGGATGTCCACAATGATATACTTCTTTTCCCAATAAATTATTATCTGATAATTTAAATTCTGTGGCAAAGGTACCTGTCATTTTAGATATTGGTTTTATTATTGCCAAGTCAAGAGCAGGGTTTGATAAGATAACAAGTCCTGAAGCTACATTTCCGTTTTTTTCTAAGATATCTAAAAATAGAGATCCCGAGACAACATGATTGGCAGTAATGATGTACTGTTCTCCTTTATAGACAAAAAGATTTCCAGATCCGATTCCAAATCCTTCCTGTTTTATTGAAACTAGTTGTACAGAAGATTCAAAAGCTATTTTAAGTCCATCTTCTGCACTTTCATGAACTAAGCCGCTAATAGCATTGTGAACCTCTGCATTAGAAGTACCACCAATGAATAAAAATAATAAAAATAAAATGTTCTTCATTTTTTAGCCCCCCTATAAGTATATAGGGCTTATCGGGCTTGAAGCAACTTTAGAACCTCTTTTCTTATGATCTCTTGTACGCCTTCTGGCTTTCTTGGTTGGGCTATTGAGTGCAAATCTGCTCTGACTAAAGCCTCCATACATTCTTCAGCATCAATGTGCCATCCGTTATTGTCATTGAATTGTCCTAACATCATTTTACCAACTGTTTCAATGGTAGCAGCATCCCAATCTTCACAAGTAATTTTGATAGTTACAGAGTATCCTTCATTATCAATGATAGCTTGGAAAATCTTTTCTGGACTGATATCGGCATCTCTATTGACTTCAATTCCTACTTCCATTTCAAGTTCGTTTAGTTCTGTAGCACCAGAGAGCCCTGAGTATAGATTCTGGTTATTGTAGAACTCTTGGTGTATCAAGCCGGCTTTAAGAATGTTCATACCTTCAGAACTCAACATAGAGGTTAATGTGGCTATATGATTAGAAAGCCTTTTTGCCATTTCAACCAACTCAGGATTATCTGGATCAAAGCTTTCATTGACACTATCGAATAAATCTTGAAGCCACACGTCATCTGAAAACTCGGCAGTAAATGATTGAATAATTTCTAATCCCATAGCATTATCTTCATCAACTTCTATGTCATCAATATTCCAGTTGGAATCTTCTTCAAGAGCGTCTTTGAATCTTGTCATATAGAATTTGCTTGAAACATCTGTTCTGATGTCTCCACCGCCGTGATATGAGGTGTATTCTTTTATGTAATTTTGTAGACTATCATCAACAGCAGGATCAGTAACACTATTTACCAAATCAGCAATATCATTCAATGCATACATCCACGTATCAGGATCATAAGATTGGTAATTTTCATTATGCTCTGAATCGAAATGGGTAATGTGAAATTCAATTATACAGACATTGGTGTATCCATAAGCAGAATCTCTATAATAAACAGTATAATCTTTGAACCAACTATTATCATAAAAGTATAAATCATCTGCTGAATCCACAGCATCTGTCATCAAATCACTGACATCAGTGCCAGACTTTACGTATTCTATTTCATCACCAAAAGGTAATACAATCCTAACTTCTCCAGTCATATAAAACCCTTCACCATTCCAATCCTGATCTACTCCAAGTTGAGAGAAATCAACTCTCCCTCCAGAATATTCATGCTTAAGATCGCTTAAAGCCTGTCTTGCTGTATCGATATCCATTCCTGCGTATTGATCTTTGAGAGATTGTTCTAAATCATTTGAATACTGAACAGTCTGTTCGAATTCTAAGTCTCCTCTATCAAGTACTTGTCCAAAAAACTCTGGGATCATGTTAGTCATATGAGTATCTTCGTAGTGTCCCCCTACTCTAAGGAATCTACGTAAATCAATATTACCACTGAATTTGTCTACAATATCTTGAATCTTTGTTCTTTGGGTATTAGCCAAAACTTTGCTGACATGCTCTGCAAATCCGGGAATGGTATCACCATAAGTTCTTTTTTCTGGTACGGCAACTCTTGTAAGGATTTCTGAATAGTCACCTTTGTCTGCCAAGAAACCAACGTTTTTGATTCTAATTCTTCCAACAGGAGAAAACCCATCTATGCCTCTCTGATCATCAGAAAATAATTCGTCATCTTCATACTGATCTAAAAGATCTTGTGTAGGCGGCTCTTCAAATTCGTCTGGGTTGAGAGCATACGCAATCATCCCATTTGCATGGGCTTCTGCAAGAGCACAAATATTATATTGATCATAGCGTGATAAATTACCTTTGTAATCCGAAGAAGGCAAAGAATGGCAAGATTCCATTCCTTGATGATCAGACATTCTAAATACATCAATAGGGTGACGAGAGAATACGACATATTCTGTTTCTCCAAGTGAAGCCTTATATTCATCCAATTTCTTTCCTTCGAAAAATTCATAGTTCTTCACATTAGAACCACCAGCGCCACTCATAAGCCATTGAGATTGTTTACTAGCCATATTTTTCAACTTAGAGATTCCAAAGAAATCCTCAACATCATTATCAGTTTCCTCGCCTCTTCCCCATCTTACTCTGCTAATATCTGCAAAGATTCTCATCGAAGCCTCGGCAGGCAAAAACTTCATAATTGATTTCTTGAGAGCCAATCTCTTTCGGAACATATTCAAATAATTTTTATCCTTAAGATATTCTGGTTTAAACCCACTTGCTCTTCTATAGGAAGGAACAGGCTTTCCATCACTAAAGTTCTTTTCAGCGTACTCTTTCATATCTGAAACAGTTTTTTGCCATCCGTCCATTGTCTGCGAGACAGAATTTAAATATTTATTTAAATCTTGCATCCATTTTGTGATAGACATTTTTTCTTCTTTGGTTCTATGTTGGACTCCATCTTCTGGGTTAGCAATATAAGAAGATCTTACAGACTTGATAACCTCTCCCATATTATCTGGATTGAATCTCCACCCAGTACTGTTTAAAAACTTTTCAAACTGCGAGAAAGGAGAGTTAGGATCATCAGATTTAAAAGAAGACAAGATACGATACCTATCTCCAAATATATCTTGAAAAGGAAGAGCAGACTTTGGCATCTCTAGAACATCGTTAAGATGTCCAATTTCTTCTGCTGTTGCTTCATTAAGTTGTTTATTCATTTCTTCGATAATCAAAGATCTGAGAAAATCTTTTGTTAATTTCATGTCCTACCTCTTTTTTTAAATTTCAAAATCTAAATCATCTTGACTAGTGCTGGTTTGCTCTTCTTCGCCACGTAATTTTCTTTTTAATCTTTCCAATTCTTGTCTTCGTCTTTTATCATCACTAACAGAAACTGGAACAGAACTATCAGCCTCATCATATGGAGGAATCTTTGGAGATGAACTTCCTTTTCGTTTCGCATCAGCATCATTTACAGCTTTAATATATGCAATCACTTCATCTGGTGACATATCCTCAAGATTATCCTTGCTAGAGAATATAGCCTTAAGAGTCGCAATAGAAACACCTAATGCAGCTAGCATTGCCCAATTATTCGGATCTGTCAGCATATCTACAACAGACTCTTTGATTAATTTTTTTTGTTTATTTTCTTTCAAAACTTTTACTTTGATTGGCATAATTTTTTACTCCGTTCGAACTTTGTATTATAAATAGTCGTTCATATGAATGCCAACCAATTTTCCTTTTATCTTTAAAGCGAAAAAAGGGAGATCTAGTCCAAGCAACTTTGACATAGATCTTCCCTTCTTCTCTTCTACTATCTAATATTATACCAATCCCGGATTTATTAATCCCAAGTTCTCCATTATCTGAGCTCATACAAACCAAAGAACCTACTAAGGCATCTTTAATGTTTTTATATTCTTCTAAAGATAATATTAAATCCATTCAGAATCTGAATCTTCTTCGGAGGATTCTTCTTCCTCGATAACTGATTCAATTTCTCCTTCTACTAAGATTTTATTTGATTCGATATTCATTGTAATGCTTTCTAATGATAAGTTATCGATATTCATTATTTCTGTCATTAAAATAAAATATTCCATAACAGCATTTTGTAGTTCCGGAAAGTCTCCAATGTCAATTTGGTATTTTTTCTTTTCATTTTGTTTAGCCATATTCTCTCCTGATATACAATATATACGAATAACTATTCAATATTATTCAAAAATATTTTCTTTTTTAATTTTAAAATTGTACCAATATCTTTAGATATGACTTCAATTGAATATTGATGTTCTTCAAATATAACTGTGGCGATACTCAAGCCCATACCTTTAACAATTAAAGAATCTTTTGGAAAGATGTTTTGATTAAATTCATCTTGTGTCATTCCTCTTCCATTGTCTTCAACATAAATTGAACCTTCATCATCAGAATATATTATAATTTTCTTTTCAATATTATCATTATACTTGATTCCATTTTGAATTAGCTGCATAAGCCCAGAACACATAAGAGAAGAGTTTCCAACTAAAACCGGCAAATTTTTTACCTCTACATACATATCCAATGCTGTAATAGATAGATAATCTTCTAATTCATCTTTAAGGTTGAATTCTCGAACTTCAATTTGTTTTGTTTGTTTAATAAGCCCAGTAAAAGAATATATTCCTCGATAAACCATTTGCGCATGAGCTAATCCTTTTTCTAAAAACATTAAAGCAGGAGCTAGTTTAAGATCTTTAATAGCCTTATCGGTTAATTTTCTCTTTAGCATTGCAATGCCTCTTGGAATATAAGTGTTAATCCCAGAGTGCATATCATGACGAATCACTTTGTTTGAATATTCAATAAAAAGCTTTGATTCGTAAAGTTGTTGCTTCTTTTTGAGATCATCTAGCATTTGCAATGTTGCACCATGATAATCAACAAGCCATTGATCATATTTTTCCAAGTCTCCAGGCATAATTTTTCCTGCTCTATAATGCGTTGGCATTCCTTCAACAAATATTACAGTAGGGAAACACTCAACCAAATAAATTTTTGGATACTTTAATTCTAGTTCCGACTTAACCTTGTTTGTAGGATTAGGAGAATAATAAAACTTTGGACACTGTTTAAGTTCAATAAATGCACCACCATCGTCAAAATCTATCGGCTGCCACAGAAGCGAAAACCATTTTCCACCATCTTTTCTCATACTTATATATAGTCTTTCCAAGCCTTTCTTTTTTGTTTTTAGATAATCATAATCACTATTGTGTTCCAAACATTTCTTTTAAGCCTTGGTAGTCTCGTCTAATTAAATCAGCCAATCCCATAGCCTCATCAACAGACGATACAACAAAATTCTGAATAGGATATGTGATCATAAAGCGTTCTCCTGTTTCTATTTTATGAGGATGAGATTCCGGAAGCCATTCTTGATGTTTAATGGTAAATACAATACTCATTAAATCATAGTCATAATTTCCTGATATTCGATAGAATGGCTTACGTCCTCCCACAGTGAAAGTCCCACCGGTTTTACTATTTTTAGCCAAATTAAAATTTCCCCTAATAGGATATGACTTGCCATTAATTTCGATTTCCTCTACAGGACTCCATGAATATGGCGGCACATCCAAATCCTCTAGAGCAGTAAAGACTTCTCCCAGAGCATGATCGTAATCTTCACGTTGAAAATTTTCTTTTAAAAACTTTTTAAAGCTTTCCATTAATAATTTCATTTTCATAATTTTTTCTCTTATATCAATCCCATAGACTCATATCTAACATAACTAGTTTATTTGTGATGTTTGAAATGCCAATATTTGCCCCTTTAAGTTCCCTAGGCGGAATATCCATCAATACAGCAGCTCGGATAATTTTTTTCATTTCAGGGTTTTTTAACATTGCATGAGCCATTTGA